TACTCCAGTAAGCAGATCCACGATCGTACCGCTGCCGTCCGTAGCGGTGTTGGCCGTGCTGAGGGATGCCCTGCCGATGCGGGGAGTGCTGATGAAAGCGGGGTTTGCGGCCATGGCTTATACAAAGTTGGCGTTGAGATAAAGATTAGCCCCAGCGCTGCTACCAGAGCCGCTGCCACCGCCAGTCTGATCGGTGCCCCATTCGGGCGGCAGCGAATCACCGCGAGACTTCACGACCTGCCCGGCTGTCCCAGCGGATCCGCTGAGCAACAGGGGAGCTTTCAGGTTGGGGGAGGTTTCAAAATCTCTGGACATTAGCCAATCACCACAGCGCGGAAGGCATTAACGGCTGGAGCTGTTGCGAATACAAGCGTAACAGCATTGACGCTTGGGCGTTGTACGTCAACCTCAACGTTATCGTATTGGCCTGAGTTCGGGAAGACCGTCACCTGAACATCCCTTGTATTGAGACTGTGAGTAACAGTGAAAGAAGTTGCGCTGCCATCACCGATGTTTGCGGCATACCTTTTGATTCGGCCGGACCAGTTGGCAAGCTTTGCTGGCGTGACAATACGAGAATCGTCAGTGCCGGCATCTGTTTCTCCTTGAGTTGCGATTTCAGCGGTTCCAGAAGTTGTCTCGCTGGCCGCCGGAGTTGCAACACCGAAAGTAATCCAAACAACCGCAGTTGTTCCAATTGTTCCGTTGACAGTAGTTTGCCGATAGCTGACACCAGCGCTGGTGCCCTCTTCGACGCTGGTTGTTGCCTGCTCAAGTTCATCAAACGTGCTTGCGTCAAGGGCGCGGGTCATCGCAGCCGCAGCGCCGTTCCAGACGTAGATCCCGTTTTCAGCCCCGTTTGTCTGAGCCCGAACAAGAATTCGATCCTGAGAGGCCAGCGTTACACCGTCAATACTTGCGCCAGGAGTTGCAAGGCTGAGATTTCCTTGTGTCGCGACTCGGCAGCTGTCCTTCCAGGCAAGACCCTCTACCGCAGAGTCAACATAAGACTTTGGAACTGCGTCACCAGCGCTCTGTGGCGATGGAAGATTGATTGGCCTGCTTACTCCTTGAAAGTCGGCGTCCGTGTAGAACTTGCGTGCCATCGGAGAAGGTCAAAGCTCAGGTCAGCCTAGCCAATCCAGCAGTGGCCGGCTTGAGGCTAACTGAAAGCTGGTTGTCGCTAGCATGAACAATGTCCCCCTCTATTTCATTGCCTCCTGCATCCATTAGCTCGACAGAAGGGCGATAACCAAGATTATGATTGATGCTCCATGTTTCAGACGGAACCGTCTGAGTGTGGGTATAAGAGGTTGTAGACAGCGGCTGCAGCTGATAGTCATAAGCGCCCGGCCCCACATATCTTGGAACATAGTTTTGCGTCGCAAAATTTCCTGGCGGAAGTCCTAAACCTGGAATTCCCTGAGGGCCTGATACTCTGACTTTGACAACTACAATTGGCGCAGACTTAACTTTTACGACATAAACATCAGACATCGGCCCTTGGCGCTGTGGCGCCAGGCTAGCGACCGCAGAGCGCTATTGCTTAGATGGTTGCTGTTGAATATCCCTCAGAGACATAAACCATGCCTTCTAGGTAGTAATACGAAAGCCCTGCCGCATTTGTTATCAGAACATCTTGAACCGCTTCATCTGGCAGTCCTGCGGTAAGGACTTTCGACAGGGATCGCTTAAATATGCCGTTCACCCTGTCGGTGTATTCTATGGAAAAGTCAGCATATTTAATTGTCTTGCCTTTGTTCCACACCTGAGAAATAATTGTGCAACCAGTCAGGTTGACTGGCTGCTCAGTCGCCGTCTGGCCCTCGATGATGTCCTGAAGCTCTGTCGAATCAACCAGGACAATCTGAAGCTCTTCTTGCCAGTCAGCATTTCGCTGAACTTTGATATGATGAACTGCGGTTTCGACTGAAGACATTTGATTTAGGCGACCAGAGAAAGTTTAAGCAGGCCGGTCGTTTGATTCAGGTCCGTATTGTACGTCTGCCCAGACGCAACACTGATTGAGCTTCCGTGATCGTAATAGCAGATAAGATTCTGCTGTGTTGCCGTGAAGTCGTAGCAAACGGCGTACCTGAACGGGCCGAAGCCGGCACCTGTTCCGGTCCATGTTGGGGGATCGGCAAGCACAAGCGTCAGGACGCCAGAGGTCTGCGTGCAGCTGATGATTGCAGAAGTGTTTCCGCCAGCGGTATAGCCACCGCCAGTTGCAAGCTCGCCAGTAACTTCCGATTTGTTTGCCCAACTCCTAGACGGCTGCGTGTTTGTGAGCAGCCATTTCAGGGTATCCGTGCTGAGGTCTATTTTCTTTGTCGCAAGCCCAAGGACAAGCGGATAGAAGCCGATGGGATCAGCGTTTGCCACGGCAGACGAGAGACTAGCCGGATACTAGCGTCTCAAAGTCAACTGTGGATTCTAGCGTTCCGACAGCCGTAAATTTCTGCTGCGAGTATGCAGACTGCACGGTTTCCGCTGAAATGCTGGCCTGGAACGAACCGACCTTTGTTGAGAATTCTTCAGAGTACACGGACTCTGCGTCAGGCAGCTCGCAAGAAACATTTAGCCTTCCAACTACTGTGTTCAGATTTTCGGAATAATCACTGCTAATTTCTGGCAGGCTTGCAGTAATATCTAGCAGTCCAACTTTTGTTATGTGCTGGACTTTGGTGTATATTCTGTAATCACCGAGAGGTATGTATCTTTCAACGTAGTCATACTTCTCTTCAAAGTAATTTATCGCAGTAACTTGATACTCTGACTCAGAGACCTCTTCAACTGTCAGCACCCTCCACTTGCTGAAAATATCATTGTAGATATAGCAGCCGTTCACAAGCGGCATGGAAGGTAGGTCGGAATCAAGCATCAGCGATACTCCGTCCTGCCCAACAACCTGCCGGCTCGCAACTGCGCCATTCACCATCGAAACAAGCACAGTGGGCGTGGTCACAGACGGCAAATCAGAAACCGGACAATCAATCATCACGGTTCTGAGAGAGCCACCAATGATTGTCCCGCCTCTTCTGGCGCCCGAAGACCTGACGGGATCTTCTATAGCAATCACGGCCTGCGGCCTTATTTGGCAGCCAACGTCAATTGACACGACAAAGCTTACAACTTCCGACTGGTACCTTTCTGTCGCAAGTGTCATCAGCCCAAGACGCCTTGCCTGGCTCCTTGAGCAGATTCCGAAACCGTCTAGGTCAATTTTCTGTACGCCATATCTTGCAATACTCTCCCTGTCTTCAACGTATTCGTAGACAAGCTCCTGCCGTTCTCTATCCATCCAGGAAACTGCGGCGACGGTGTGTCTCTGGCTCTTGCTCGATGTGCTGTACGTGAAATCGCCGTCTTTTACTTTTGCCTGATTGAGTATGATTGAAACATCGGTCGGCCTGTCCTGCGCGAATGCGGTCCCGCCGGCAGACCAATAGATCATCATTCCGCAAAGGCTTGCCAGCCTGCCGGCAAGCTCAAAAGCTTCGTAAAGCGTGCTGATATACGCATGGCAGCTAAACCTCGGCTCTGTTTCGCTGCCTACGCCAGTCAGCACTCTGCCGTTGGCGCGAACACTCGCGGCGTACAGGCTCCATTTGTCAGGCGGGCCATAGACAAGATGATCGCCAAGGCCATATCTCTTGCTCATTAAAAGATCATATAAAATCCAGGCTGGGTCAGTCGTCCATTTCGCGGATTGGAATGTCCCGTCCCAGATGCCGGAATAGGCCAGGCTCCCGTCGTCTTGATTTACTGTTGCATTGCTTGGTATCAGGATCTTGATGCCTCGCACTCGATACGATCGAGTCGGAACTGAGGTTATCGAGGTCGCGGGAGCCTCAAAGCCAGCAACGGCTCGATACGGATAGTTGAGCTTTGCTCTGACGATTTCGGTGTAGCTAGACCAAGTAAAAGAATTTTGAATTTTAGCATTATCTGGGTCAAGCTTTCCTGGCTTTACCCTAACAGATATAGGGAAATCACCGTCAAGTGTTATTGTTTTTGCCCGCTGGAACGGGTTGGGGCTCCTGCCGTAAAAGTCATCGCTGTAAACAGTATGATATGGGCCGCCGTTGTAGCTAACGTCTACTTCCCAGTAGGCTGACCAATTTACAATGTCGCCATTGTCTTGATACTTTTCTAGCCTTTCCCATGTATTGATAATCCTAATTGCGTCAACATTGACATCAGTGATTGTTATTGTGTACTGGTCGCTGTCTTCCGTGAATTTATATCCAACGCTGTTCTCTCTTTCGACGGCCGCGAAGCCATTAACATACTGCTGATTTGAAGTCCCATACCTTATCGAGTATTCTATGTCCTTGAAATTGTAGTCTTCATCTTTCAGATTATCGGGATCCGCGGAAGCACGCATAATTGGCGTGCCATCAAAATATATGCTCTTCAGTGGGTGGTCGGTTGGGAAGCCTTCAATTTCCCCTTCGCCCAAAAGATCTAAAACCTTGACATACTGAACACTGTCAAGGCTGTCCTTCGCTACTTTTGGCTTGTAAGCTTTTGGGGTTGGTGGGGCGCCACCAGAGCCAGAAATCGGCTGGATACTCACAGGTCAAGCGCGGCGGAAATAACAACCGAACCGCAGATCGGTTCGCCATAGATTAGCGGCACTGGAACGCCCTGCCTTGTTACATTTACGATTTGGTTAAACGCATAAAATTCCCCGGCGGCCGGGTCAGAACTCAGGGAAGTGTTTGCCCTTGGCGTAGGCATCAGAAGCTGAGCAACGCCGCCCAGCACAAGCGCAACGCCAACGTTAAAGGCAACGGTTTTAAGGGCGAAACCAAAAAGCATTGGATTCGTAAAGGACAGTGCAATCAAGCCTGCGCCAAGAGCGATTCTGCCAGCAGCGCCAGAACCGCAGAAAACTGGAACGAGCGAAATCTCTTCCCCGCAGCCAACGGGATGGTGGATCTGCGTTTCTGGGTCTACCTCAGATCCGTTGACCCAGACCTGATAGTGGCTGCCGGCCATGTGCTTTTCGGCCAAAGGAAAGTTTGCGATCAGGAATCGAATAGCCTCAGCCGGCGAGCTAACATCTATCCTGAATACACGCCTTCCTATCAGCCTGGCTAGAGCACCGTAAAGCCGAAAGGTTTTCATGCCGAAATCTGCGGGTGCCTCAGCACTCTACCTATCGACTTCGACAGCCATTCGTTCAGTGGCTCCCTTCCGCTAAGGCATCCTCTTACGTGGTGCAGTATCAACCCATCCTCAACAATCACTCCAACGTGATTCAGCCCCTTGCCACGCAAATTCATCAACACGGCGTCGCCAAAGCGTGCTTCCGATCTTGAGACTTCAACAAAGCCCGCCTTCTCCCAGGACGAGTCAAAGAAGGGGCTCGCCTCAAACTCTTCTGGAGTCGCCGGCCTTTCAAATTCCGGTAGCTCGATACCCTGTTGCCCGTACCAGTTGCGCACCAGCGTCCAACAGTCCGCCGCGCCCCAGACCCATGGCAGACCAGCCAGCGGCGCTGGCTCGCTGGAGGGGTCCAGGCGAGCCCATGTGCCCTGCCTGGCCTGAACAATGCACCAAGGGATCCCATGGGCGTCACAGGAGGCCCTGTCAGCCGGGGAGGGCTCGGCTGGCCCAGCTACGTGGGAGTGAATCACCGCCACGATGTCGCCAGTCAGCTCGGCCTCCCTGACGGCAGCTGGATCGAGGATGAAGTCTTCGGTTGGGTTGGCGGCAATGTTTGCTGCTGGCACGTAGCGCATTTTTCTTTTTGACACTACGGCGAGCCCGCAGGATTCTTCCGGGTCGCATCGCTTAGCGTGCGCTAGCGCTTCTTCTTTGACTTTTTCAGTCAGTTGAATTTTAGCCAAAACTTGTGCCTGCTCCTGGGAAAGCGCCGAACGGTAGCTGACCGCCGCCAAATCTAGCTTGGCAGCTAGAAAGCCTTTTGCCGCAAACATCTTCTGATGCTGCCCCGACCGGCTCGTCGGCTTCATCATAATAGCCAGAGCCCGTATAAGTGCAGTCAACATTTGTGTAATCAAAGCCGCTGCCAGTCCATCTTCTGTATTGCCACTGACACAGATTGTTGACAACGATTTTCTTTGGCAGTTGCAGCCCCTCTACGTCCATTGACGAGGCTAGCTCAAACTCGACTATCTCAGAGTTTTCTGCGCTAACCCTGTCAATAAAGTAAATCTCACGCGGCATTTCAGCTGTTGGGTCGGCCGTTGGATTTACTCCTTCTTCAAAGTTTACGGCGTCAAGGAACCTGGCGAGAGTCCGTATCCTTGTGACAGCAGCTCCAGTGATGTCGCCGCCGTTTGTGGCGGAGCGAATTTCAAGCAGAACATTTGTTATGATTCCTCCCTGGCCTCCACCTTTGTTCCCGATCCTGAATTTTGGCCTTGGCAGCTGGCCCCCGGCCTCATAGTCAAAGCCGTTGGCCTCGACAGGCCATGCCGAATAGACATTCCCTGCCCATGAGACAGGCCCGTAAACCGACTTCCTATTCACCCCACCATGGAATCTGTAGACGAGGCTTGACCCATGCAAGGCCTGTGTTAGCTCAAGCTGGAAAAGCTCTACAACTGCGCTTGGGGCAATAGCTGATACCTCTTTCCGTACAGACTCCGAAATCGTCATGGCGTGAAGGTTGATGGAGTGACGGTGCCAACCCATCCTATAGTAGTGCCAACATCAACAGGCGTGATCGACATTGATCCGACTGCCACCGCAGGGGCCTCTTGGATCGCATAGCCAGCGCCGTTGGATGGGCTAGTGGCTGAAGACAGTGTAAACGAGACATCATCAACTGTGATTGAAGGCCCGTAGCTATCTACAGGAATTGTGAATGTGCCAGGCTGGAGGCCAAAAGCCGTTGCAGCGTAAACCCCAGGAGGCGTGTTGGTATATTGGCTCGTAATAGTGCAAGCGAAATAGTCCTTGCCTGGCATTTTGCTAAAGCCGTTTAGCTCACCGAACAAAAGACCTTGATTCGGGCTTTCTGTGATCTTTGTAAATCGCTTGCAGGCTTCTACGGCGCCAGACGGATTTATCTTTGAAACGTAGCCCTTGACGTTCCCGCCCCCTTCATGCAAGGCGTAAACGTATCCACCATCGGCGAGAAGATAAGAAATCTCTCCCACTGAACTTGCATAGCTGTAGCTGTATTCGATTGCCAGTGTTGATGCGTTTACGAAATGAAGCTTGTCCCCAACCCGGTCAGAGATAACAAGCCTTGAGCCGTCAAAAGCAATTGTTGGTCGGCTGTCGCTCGCATTTGCGATGTTGCTTCCACTGCCTCCAATCACTCTCGACGCTATTGCAGCGTGAGAGGTGTCAAGCTTGATAACTCTGATCTCAATGTTGCTGCCGCTAACAGCGTAGTAATTTGCGGCCACAAAAGCGTTGCCAGACGAGTCGAAGCAGATTTGAGGGGCATACTGATACGCCCCTGGGCTGACAAACATTTTATTTGCCACAAGTGCCCCGTCCTTAGACAGCACCAAGACTCTTGACCTTACATTGCCAGTCATAGCCCCGATATAGATATTTTCAGTAATAGGGTTAGCAGCGATAAACTGAACCCACTGAAAATCGTTGTAAAGATCATCGTCTGTGGTTATTATCCTTGCCCAGTCAAGAACTCCATCGTATCGCACTTTGTAAACATAAATAGGAATCTGAGAAACGCTGCAATAAAGCACGTAGACGCCTCCACCGTTAGGCGCAAGCACAATTCTCAGGGTGTGATCTGTCTGGAAATAAGGCCCATTGCCATTGGTTTTCGACCAAAGCACGGCACCAGAGCTGCTTCTTTTTGTGACTACGACTTGATAATTTGCCTGACCGCTAGAAGCGCCATAGATCATGGCGTGGTAGGTGCTGCCAGAAACATCAACAGCTGTATCGCCCTTGCCGACATAATTTGCAAGGGTTGCTGTCCCGCGAGAAATCAGCAGGTTCGGAACAACGACAGGCAGCAGCGTACTAACATCTGGCTCAAACTTTTGAACAAATGTAGCGCTTATTTTGCTTCTGTCATAGTCAAACATTTCCCTGTTCCATGTTTCACAGCGCCACTTCAGCGCCGTAGATGTCTTGGGTGGCGTCCAAATAAAAGCCTCTCCATCGAGAGCCCTGGCGTCAAGGAACGCCTCGACCTCATCAGCTTCCGCGTCTGATAGATTGAACTCAAGACTCCACTCTTTCGGATTCTGATTTAGCCCAAAAACTACGCGCTGCTCGTAGCCGTCTCCGAACTGAGTCCGCCTGATTCTTGGCTCGCTCTTTTTGCTGGCGGGATAAACAGGCTGATAGCCAGGAAAGACTTCCATCAGAGGATCCCCCCGTTGCGCTTCTGCTTGACCATTTCACTCTTGACGGCGGCACCGATCAGTCGGCCAAGCTCCCTTGCATTCTCTGAGTCGCCTTCCACCTGTGTTCCGCGAGCGTCAACGTTGACTGTAATCGTGACCGGGCCATCGGCGCTATTGCCATAAGCGGTAACGCCAAGCCTGCCATCAGAGCCGCGAGTCAGCGGCAGTATTCCCTCTGGGCCTGCTTCACCCATAAGCCCGTTTTGAAGCTTGCCACCTTCTGCAAACTTGAACAGCATCGGGCTGCTGACAATTCCGCCCTTGGCGTGAGGAACAACCGGAATTGGCACTGGGCTGCTGACTGGGCTCGTGAAGCCAGGAATGTCAATCTTTAAGGCTTTTGCAAGATTGCCAACAGTAATTATCATCAGCTGTTGAGCA